CCTACACCTGTCTGCTCTACTAAAGAACGTAGCTTAGTCATCAGTACATCAATAGACTTTCTTTCATCTCCTTCTTCCTGACCTGATACTAAGATAGATAGATGATCTAAGAATATCCATTTACAATCCAATGCTTGTGCCATGAATCGTACCCTTGCAAGTATCTCATCATTAGATGTAGATCCAAAATGATCAAAGGCAAAGAACCTACCAGTACCTATAGTATCATCAAACCATTTATCTAACTCTTCTTGTTTATACTTCTTACGTATCTCATTAATATATAATCTTGCATTAGCTTCAACAGACATAATATTAAAGGCTGTGTTCTTAGTGTTCTCCTCTAGTGCTAGGATACCTACATTATCATTTGTATTCTTTAACATATGATGCATCAACTCACGCATGATAGAACTCTTACCCATACCTGCACCTGATGTTAAGGTAATCAACTCACCAGTACGCATACCATAGGTCTTCTCATTAAGTTTAGCCCAAGGAAATAATACAGTCTCACAATACTCTTCTTCAAACAAAGTAGACTTTAAATCTTTTAAGTTCACTATACCTGCAGGAGTATAAGGCTGTGCATTCCACCATGCCCTAGAGAACTGCTCACGTTTATTCATCTTTAGATATTCGTTAGCATCCTTGTGTTCCATGTGCATAACCTTACACTTATTAGGTGCAAAGAGTTGTGCTACCTTCTCACTTGCTTCTCTCCCTTGTTTGTCCATATCAAAAGATATAACAATCTGATCAAAGCTATCAAGATATTCAAAGGCTTTCTTACAATCACGTAGTGCTGAACCTGCACCAGTCTTAATAGATACACATGCCCACTTACTACCTAGCAATTCGTATGCAGACATAGCATCTACTTCGCCTTCAGTAATAGTAATGTACTTTCCTTTAGGTGCAAAGATATTCTGACCAAACAATCCTACATCAGTCATGTTACCTTCAGTCCACATGTTCTTAGTAGCTACGTCACGTATCTTATTAGCTATGTTGTTACCACCTTCATCAAAATATTTATAGATGTGGTGTGTATTCATGTTACCACTTACTTTAACATCAGTATTATATTTCTGTGCAGTTTCTTTAAGTATACTACGTTCACTCAATGCACCTAGTGTACCCACAGTTTTCATTATACTTTCTGCTCTTATTGGTATTACTTTTTCTGCTTCCATGCTCTCTCCAAAATGTGTATCACAAACAAAGCAATGACTATAACCTTCTGAATGGTTTACATTACCATCACTAGAGCCACACTTAGGACACGCACCTCTATCTAACCATTGTTTATCCATATCATTAATCCAAATCGTTTAATGTGTTATCATATAATTCTTCAACAAAGTCAAGTTGATCTTGCATTACTTCTTTAGTATCTCTCTTAGCATTATATTTTGCTTCAGCTAAATCGTAACCATCATCAAGATAATCACGAACAAGTTCTCTATATACTCTGTTGTACTCTTTATCCCATAAATTCTTAGCCATGTTAATCCTTTCTTTGCCATGCTCTTGGGTCATCAGACCACACATGATCTTGAAAATGTGCTGGCATAATTTCACCATCATCATTCTTATAAGCAGATACTTTAGGTACAATACCAAACGCATCTTTCATATCATCTATTAAATCATTAAGTTTCTTTAAGTCCCAAGCACTAACATATCTAATATCAAAATCATCAAAGACTTCTCTACCTGCATTAAACACATCAAGTATACATTTCTTCTGTGCCTGATCTACTATCATAGCACTCTTATGTTTTATTATTCTAGCCATCTCATCTCTCCTTTGTTGTTGTTGTAATTTTATTTCTTTATGTAACCAATCAGTAAAGCCAGTCTTACTCATCTTCATCTTCCTTTATATGTGTAGCATCTGGATTTTCTACTGGCATAGCCCAACCTGATGCTGTTGTATATTCTTTTTCTATTCCTAATCTATTACGTAATGTATTTATTGTCAAGTTTAATTCTTTTATTCTTACATGTGCATCACGTAATTGCATTTGTAATTCTTTAACATTCTTACGTAAGATTTCTTTTTCTGTTGTCATACCCATACACCATCACCATGTGCTACTACTCTCATCTTAGTTTTATTTTGCATATCTTTTCCATAGAAAATATTAATCCAATCTCCAGTACGTAGATAATGTCGCATGTCTTTTATGTACCCATCACGTACAGACCTCTGAGCTATTGCTCCTTTTGTATTCATACGTATCTCTTTAGCTAAAGACTTAGATACTTCTTGATTATGTTTAATCCATTCTAATACTACATTAACTTGAAAGGTAGCATTCTTAGGTAGATTATATAACTCTTTATATATTTGTGATTTATTCATTATCTTTCCTTTACTGTACTCTTATTACTGAAAGTCCATCATCAAAACCCATGTTCTCAATACTACTGGTAGTATAAAGTCTACTTATATATTCTCTTGCTTCATTTTCATTATCAAAATACATAGTATCTCCATTGAATTTAGCTAATGGTTCTATTATTATATCTTTATCTTTAGATAAGAATGCTATTACAAAGTTTTTATTCATGTTCGTACCTTACATTAGTTTAATATACATGTCAAGCCTTTATGTAAACCATTTAATTAATCCATTACTTAGTATTGTTATTGCTACTGTATTAGTAAAGATAAGAGACCTATCATTCCATAAGATAGCTACTATTAACCACCCTGTACAGCCTGATAAGGTAACACAGAGATTTAGTGGGTGTATCTGGTTAGCAGTTAATAACATACCTATCAGTAGCACTACACTAGATATCCATTTGATGTACCAGTCTACTGTATGTAGTGGTGTCTTAGTTGTTGTTGGTATCATGTTAATCTCCTTCTAATTCTTCTAAATTAAAATCTACTCTCTGCTCCTGATGGTCAACCATTTCTACATTTCTTATATCATCTTTAAAAAAACCATAGCATTCTAACTCTGGATTACATTGCTGTAGCTCATGTATTATTTCTTTTACTTTCATGTTACCTCCTTTACTTCTATAACTTCTTCATCATGGTAGTCTGTTTCTTTACAACTATCAAACTCACCTTCCATAGCCATCTCTTTTGCATCTTCTTTACTGTCAGCATAGAGTATGTACTCACTAATACATTCACATGTTGTTATTACTTTATACTTATTCATATCAATGTCCTCTCTGTGGTTGTAAGTTTTCTTTTTCTACATCTACTGCTACTATTTCATGGATTTGTTCGTCTTCATAATCGTTCATAGCTGAAGACTCTACATCTCCATCATAATATTTTTCTCTAGCTTCATCTTCATTGTTAGCAACTACTGTATATTCAGTTGATACTGTTGCGAAAGTTGTTATTGTATATTTAGGCATTATCATTCTCCTCTTTTTCTATATCATTAAGACAGTCAGGGCATAGCCAACCATCATAAGCAGGTACACGATTAATAAACTTACCATTGAAAGAAGTAAAGCTAGTGTCCTCTCCACATACATTGCATAACTGTACTCCCATCTGTTCAAAAGT